CTCTTACTGAGCTAAGTGTTAAGAAAGCATTTATAAATCCTTTTGATGACTATAAGAATAATCTAAGATCTAGAACAGAAGATTTTCTAACTTATGTTAAGAATAATAGACTGATCAATAACATAGAAGACTTTGATTCCTTTGTCAATCCTTTTCTTCAGTACATTAAAGATACTGCGAAAGAAAGACCAATAACAAGATCTATGTATTTTCTAACCAGAAAGTATTCTCCTCTTTCAACTGGTTTAGCATTTGAGGTAGATAATGCTCCTTACAGCGAAGACCAATACAAGATCGATGCTTATTACAGACAAAAGAACTTCCAGTATTTTAAGAACCTCGCATCTCGTTATGGTTTCGTGATCGACAAGAACATCCCCTGGCGCCTTGTGGCAGATCTAAACTCTCCGCAAATGACGCCCTACATTGAGAAAGCGTTTGGATTCCCTGGTGGATCGAACTATGTTCTTGGTGTGGCCTACACACAGACCTATGGAGACGACATCCCATCTATCATAAACCTGATGGTTCAGTTTTACAACAGAATAGCACAACATAGAGCAAGAACTGTAATCAAAGAGTCAGGCCCAACAGTTGGTGCCGGGGGTAGATCAACATTCAATATGTGCTCTAAACAAAGAAAGACAATTAGAAGGCGCCAAGTTGACCCAAGAAGAATACCAAATGCCTACCCAGATGAATTTTGGCTTGACAAGTATGTCAGGATCCGTAATATTGAAACAGGGTTGGACTACAACGATGCTCAAGTTGAACAAATTTCAAAGAACGCAGGAAATATTGTTAAAAAACTTGACAGGCCATCAGCGATGCGTTATGTTATCTCTAAGTTCGATAATGTGCAGCACTTGGAAGGCTCACTGTTCTATGATGCAACCCGATTGGACTTCGCTCGTCAAGGACTAGGCGCCGAAGCCGATGTTGCTGAAACAGTTAAAAGAAGTGTTCAAGCATCAAACTTTGTGATATACTGAAATAGACTTGGAGGGGTCATGTATTTTCAGGCGCTCGACGATAAAGGCGAGTGTGTTGGGGTTTATAAGGACGGAGAACTGTATTTTGAAGAACTACCAAACAACTTGCAGAAGACATGGAAATATGCTGAGTTTCTCAGAGACCTTGACGTGGAGTATGCTAGTCTATACACTCCCAATCAGTCTCTTGCTGACGTTTGCCCACCTCACCTCCTAGACAAGTGGTTAGAGGTTGAGGCAAAACTAAAAGCATTTTACCGTTCTTTCGTTCTTGGTAAGGTCGATCTGAACGAAAACTGCTTTTTTGACCTCGTTCCAACCACTTTTCTCAAGGATTATTGTAAAATGAAAGACCAAATAACCCAGCACGTCTTCGAAAACTATAAAAGACCTGCTAACTATGACTTTTTGGCTGATCTTACGAAGGTTTTGACGAAGATCCGCCGCCAAAAGGTCAACATCGACCAGTCTGCGCTCAACAGGCTGCGCATTACAGACAAGGGCAAGCACCTAAACGCTCGTTTGGGATCCGTGTCTCCTTATTGTCATTATCGCATCAACGGAACCATCACAGGTCGCTTGTCCAGCGAGTTTGAAACCTTTCCGATTATGACACTAAATAAAGACTTTCGCCACATCATCCAGCCAACTAACGACTGGTTCGTTGAACTGGACTTCAACGCAGCCGAACTACGAACGCTAATGGCCCTGGGAGGCTCTACACCACCCCTAGAAGACATTCACGACTGGAATGCGCGTAATCTATTCAGCAAGGGCACGACACGCGGAGAAGCGAAGGTAGGGCTGCTTGCGTGGCTCTATGATGAAAACAAAACAAATGAAAGGTTTGCGTCTATTTATGATCGTGATGCCGTCCGTTCCAAGTTTTGGAAGAACGGCGAGGTAAAGACGATCTTTGACAGAACTATTCCTGCCGATCACTCTCACGCTCTAAACTACATCGTCCAAAGCACCACCGCCGATCTTGTTCTTCGCCAGGTCATCAAGGTAAACGAGGCGATGGAGGGCTTGGAAAGTTTTATTGCTTTCATCATCCACGACAGCATCGTCCTTGACATGAAGGAAGGCGAGAGACATAAGATCCCAGAGTTGCTAAAGGTTTTCAGCGACACTGATCTCGGCAAGTTCCTAGTCAATGTCCGCGCTGGCTTTAACTTTGGCGATATGAAAGAGATTAACCTGTGATGAATGACCTAGCAAAGAGAGCAGTAGCCTGTCGCCACTGGCGATGGATGCCGGGGATGCGGCGGCTGACCTTCGATGCGGGGCATCTGTATCCCTCGCGAGTGGCGGACGATGGGACGTATCCTGGCGGCCTGTTTCCCATACCCGACCTCGACGACCCTGCTACCGTCGGGTGCCTGCTCGCGCTGGTGCGGGAGGCTTGGGGCTGCGACTGGCTGACCTGCCAGCCCCTGCTGACTGCGGGCGGCGTGCATGGCTGGCGAGTTGTGGGCACGTCCGCGCAATCTGACCACACCGAAGCCGCCGCCCTCGTGGCCGCGTTGGAGGCTGCGCCATGAACATCATTGGTCTTGGAAAGGCTGGCTGTGCTATTGCGGAGTGTTTTTCAAAATACCCGCAGTATAAAACTTTCTACATTGACCTTGACAGGCGAGGCGAGAACAGCTACACTATAGAGAAGCAGCAAGGGCCAGAGCAGTACGAACAAAATGCACCTGACCTCAAAAAATTCCTTGACACAGCAGAGGGAGCGTGCTACATTGTAATAGGTGGATCGGGGGACATTTCTGGTATGTCTCTCCGAGTAATGGAAGGAATAAAGGACAAGAAAGGAATAAGCGTCGTCTACATCCAGCCTGACCGGTCACTCCTAAGCGAGCGTAAAAAGACACACGAGCGCGTAACATTTAACGTGCTCCAACAATACGCAAGGTCAGGGGCAATAGAGCGCATTTACCTTATTTCAAACAACGCAGTTGAGGCCGTTATTGGCGAAGTTCCGATCATCGGCTATTATGACAAGTTGAACGAGATCATCGTTTCAACTCTCCACATGATAAATGTGTGCAAAAACCAAGAACCAGTCATGGGCGGACTAGAAGAGCCAGGAGAAACCCGCCGAATCTCCACAGTTGGGATTTATGACTTTGAAAAGGATGAAGAAAAGTTATTCTTTTCACTTGACACACCACGGGAAGCATGCTACATTTATTGTGTTGGAGGCAAGAGGTTGCGAGAGGATGGCTCTTTACACAAGACCATCGTTTCACAAATGACAGGAAAGATCACTGATGAAACAAAAACAGTTTCCTATGGTGTTTTTCCTACCAACTATGAGACGGACTACGGATACCTTTTGATCCACAGTCCAATGATACAGAACCAGTAGGGCTGGGATATTTGCCAGTCTTTCTTTAAACAACAAGGAGAAAAGAAAAATGGGTATCAATCTTGACAAGATGCGTGCAAAGCTTGACGCACTTCACAACAAGGGCGGTAAGAAGGAGTCTCCCTTCTGGCGTCCCGAGGATGGTGAACAGACCATTCGTATCGTTCCAACCCCTGATGGCGATCCATTTAAGGAGTTTTGGTTCCACTACAACCTGGGTAAGAACCCTGGTTTTCTCAGCCCGAAGCGTAACTTTGGCATTGACGACCCACTTAACGACTTTGTTCGTCAGCTTTTCCAGGCAGGTGACGAGGCCAGCATCAAGCAGGCTAAGGATCTGATGGCAAAGCAGCGTTTCTTTGCTCCCGTTCTTGTCCGAGGTGAGGAGGAGAAGGGTGTTCGCATCTGGGGTTTTGGAAAGCGTGCTTACGAGCAGCTTCTCCAGCTTGTTCTCAACCCCGAGTATGGCGACATTACCGATGTTGAGTCAGGAACTGACCTCGTTATTACCTATGGAAAGCCGCCTGGAGCATCTTTCCCACAGACCGGCATTACTCCACGCCGTCGTTCAAGCCCTCTCTGCGATGACGCAGTTGGCGGCCCTGATCGATGCGCAGAGTTGCTCGACAGCATCCCTGATTTCGATGAGCTTTTCCCACGGAAGACTCCACAGGAGATTCAGGTCATGCTTGACGAGTGGCTTGCAGGCGAGGACTCTGCTGGAGAGGATGTTGTGAAGTACGACAGTAACAACACCACTTCAAGCGTTGACAACGCTTTTAATGACTTGATGAGTGCATAAAGGAGAAAACTATTCATGTTCAGTAATCTATTTGGTCGCTTATGTGTTTCCGTGATGGGAGCACTACTACTTCTTGGCTGCGGGTCAGACAAGGAGGACAGTGGCGACACCGGTTCAGAGACAACCACCACGGAGCCAACGGGGACTACGACTCCTCCAACAACTCCCCCCACCACGGTTCCCACGGGTTCCACTGGTGAGACAGGTGACACTGGCAGCGCGGACACTGGCGTTTCGACAGGCACCTGAGTCCTGAACCAACCGCAGGGGGGCATGGGTTACAGATGCCCCGCATTTTTTAAAGGAGGAACTTATGACAAACGAGAATAATTTTAGCAACAAGAACGTTGCCTTCGTAGCGGTTGCGGTTTTTGCCGTCTTTGCTGGTGTCACAAGCATGATGTTTATTAACACCGAGCCAACCGACGAAGATCGAACAAGCAACATTGAGACCATCGAGGTCGTCGCCGAGCCAGCCGAGGAAGCTGAGCCGGAGGTTGTTGAGGATGTTGAGGTCGAAGAGACCGAGCCCGTTTTTGACGAGGCCAACAACATTATGACCGACAACCACGAGCACTGAAATAAATGCCTAAGAGAACAAAGGCAAAGGCAGGAAAGCTTTCCATCGCTGAGATGCGAAAGCTTGTCAACAAGAAGGCAGGTGCAACAGTTGCCCACGATCTGTCAGGGACAAACCCGACAGAGGTTACCGAGTGGATCCCAACTGGTTCCCGCTGGCTAAACTCCATCATTTGTCGTGGAAAGTACGCCGGCATTCCAGTAGGAAAGATCTCGGAGATCGCTGGTCTTTCTGCCTCTGGTAAGTCTTACATGGCTGCCCAGATCGCAGGCAACGCCCAGAAGATGGGCATTGATGTCGTCTATTTTGATTCAGAGTCAGCTATTGACCCTGACTTTCTGACAAACGCCGGCTGTAATGTAGATGATCTACTTTACATTCAAGCATCGTCAGTTGAGTTTGTTTTGGAAACTATTGAAGAACTCCTAGCAGGAAACGAGAACCGAATGCTGTTTATTTGGGACTCCCTTGCTATGACGCCTTCTACCACCGACATTGAAGGCGACTTTAACCCGCTTTCAAGCATGGCTGTCAAGCCACGCATCTTGTCAAAGGGTTTCGCAAAGCTAACCGTTCCTATTGCGAATTCGCAGTCCACGCTTCTTATTCTAAACCAGTTGAAGACGAACATTACCTCAAACATTGCGGAAGCAAGGTTGGAGCCATATTTCACCCCAGGCGGCAAGGCAGCCATTTATGCCTATTCTCTTCGCATCTGGCTAACTGCTCGTAAGGGCAAGTCAAGCTACATTTATGATGACAAGGGTTTCCGGGTTGGCACAGAGGTAAAGGCAAAGATTAAGAAGTCCCGTTTCGGTTCAGATGGTCGAGAATGCACATTCAAGATCCTTTGGGCTGGGGATGATGTTAAAATCCAAGACGAAGAGTCGTGGCTTGAAGCTATTAAAAGCTCCAAGCACCTCACGAATGCAGGCGCTTGGTGGACTTTGCATTACGAAGATGGAAAAACAGAAAAGTTCCAGTCCGCTAACTGGTTGGAAAAGTTGCAGAACGACACATTCCGAGAAAGAGTTTTCAAGCTTATGGAAGAAGAAGTCATTCTCCGCTTTGACAACAAGGCAGTCGACGCCAAGGAGTTTTACGATATAGACGGCGAAGAATGATAAAACATTCCGCTTGACTTTGATGCCCCAACACGCTACTATAAGAGTGTTGGGGCATTCTTGTATGAAGATCAAGGGACGCCATAGGCGCTATGTTGACCTGGCTCGTCGTCTTGCGGAGGGTTCTACCTATTCGCTACACAGGCACGGAGCCATTTTGGTAAAGGGCGGAAGCGTCCTAAACTGGTCGGCAAACCAAAACAAGGTTCAGAGGTGGGCACAACGCTTTCGGGCTCATGGTTGCGGACACGCAACCCACCACGCTGAACTTGGTGCCATTCTTGGCGTTGCGAGAGACAAAACCCGAGGGTCAGACATTTATGTTGTCAGGATCAGCAAGCAGGGTTCTCTTCTTCTTTCCAAGCCTTGTCCCATGTGTGAAGAGGTTCTTCGTCATGTTGGTGTCAAGAGGGTGTTCTACTCCATTGACGACCAGACGATCGAGTGTTATAAACTATAAACAGACTTTGGGGGCAAAATGAATCGAGTCGTGGTAATTGATGCACTGAATATGTTCATCCGAAACTACATTGTAAATGGGATGATCTCTACTAATGGCAACCCTGTTGGTGGTGCCGTTGGTTTTCTAAACTCCATGAAGAAGATCATGCGAGAAGCAAATCCAGACCAAGTTATTATTGCTTGGGATGGTGCTGGTGGCTCACAAAAGCGTCGTCAGACCGTCAAGGAGTACAAGCAGGGCCGCAAGCCTCTCCGTAAGAACTACGAGATCGAAGGTATGTCAGAGCAGTCCCAGAAGGAAAATATGATCTGGCAGCAGCAGATCCTTATGGAAATGCTAAACGAAATGCCGATCATCCAGCTTGTGCTTGATAAGGTCGAGGCAGACGACATTATTGCTGCTGTCGTCCAGTCTCCTCGCTACAAGGGTTGGCAAAAGGTTATTGTGTCCTCCGATAAGGACTTCCTGCAACTCTTGGACAACGAGACTGTCCTTTACCGACCTATTCAAAAGAAGGCTTGGACAAAGAAGACGGTCATTGACGAGTATGGCATCTCCCCAGAGAATTTTGTCATCGCTCGTGCTATTGCCGGCGACAAGTCCGACAACCTCGTCGGCATCCAGGGCGCAGGTCTAAAGACCATTTCCAAGCGCCTCGCGTTTCTTTGCGAAGACAAGATGCACACGCTTTCCGATGTAAGGCGGTTCTGCGAAGACACTAACGAAAAGGTCAAGTTTTATTCCAATGTTGTCGAAGGCTGGGACACAGTGGAGACTAATTACAAGGTCATGAACTTGACACCACC